AGATAAATGTCAATTTTCATGGTATTGTGATGGTAAACCAGACAATATATATGATAATATGGCTTATGCTTATGCAAAAGAAATAGCAATTATTACAATTATGACTTATGGTCGTGAATATGATCCAACAAATAATGCAACACATTATCACGCATATTATGTGAGTCCAGATTGGAGTAGAAGTGAATTTCAAACAGCGCAAATTGGTTCTCATCTCTTTTATAAATTACCTTAAGGGTTGCGTCTTAATTCGCACGCGTGGGTCCACGGTTAGCCCACATTTTTTTAAGGATTATATAATGCAGCATAGTATTGAACAACTAATACAAAAAATAGAAATAATGAAAAATAAAGCAATTACTTTGCACCGTGAAAGATGTAAATATTCAAATATGACTAACTCTACTTATGATAAAAAATTATGTCAATATTTACTTGCTGATATACAAGCTCTTGCAGGTGACATATATAATGATAGAGAAGGCGATGAAATTAAAACTGAAATGGAATATAAAAAATTATGAGTGAAGAAAAAGTAAAATTGAAAATTGGTATTGTAGGTCATGGATTTGTCGGTAAAGCAGTTGAATATGGATTTACTACAAATGAAACAACATTGTTTTTAGTTGATCCAAAATATAATACAACAATTGATGACTTAATTGAATGGGAACCAAATATGACTTTTATTTGTGCCCCAACTCCAATGAATGAAGATGGTAGTATTGATGCTGTGATTGTACAAGATGCAGTACTTAAATTAAGTCATCACGCAAATTGTGGAATTGTTATTAAATCAACAATAACACCTGATATTATGGATTCAATTATCCTTTCAATTAATCCAGAAAAAAGAAAAAAGATTGTATATAATCCTGAATTTCTTACTGAAAAATCAGCAAACGAACAATTTATTGAACCACAATTTCATATTATGGGTGGTGATTTAGAAGCAACTGCTGCACTTGAAAGAATATATGACTTATTCTCATTTTGTAAACCATGTCCAGTTTTTAGAATGACAGCAGTTGAAGCTTCATTTGTAAAATACGCGATTAATGCATTCCTTGCAACAAAAGTCACTTTCTTTAATCAGTTATATGATTCAATTGAAAGATTTGGTGGTAATTTTGCTACTATTATTAATGCAGTTGGTGCTGATCCTCGTGTTGGTTATTCTCATACTCGTGTTCCTGGATTTGATTATAAGCGTGGATTTGGCGGAGCATGTTTCCCAAAAGATATTGCTGCATTCATTGACTTTGATGATAAACAAGAATTATTAAAAAGCGTTATGGAAATTAATAATAAGTATCGTTCAGAATATGAGCTTGATGATCGTGAAAAAGAACAAAAGGTAACATATAATTCAACAGATAAAGTAAATTCTGATCAATATCAATTATTTGAAACGAATCTTTAAAATATCTTATTATTATAAATAGACTTATATTTGTTTTAATGGGATAACTGATTTATGCTTTCACTTAAAAGATATATTTACGAGGAAAATAGTGTAGACACACTATTACATAAACTCCATAGTTATGGATATGATAAAGTAAATATGTTACAAAAAAATACTGTAGGAGTTTATGTTCCGAAATCTGATCGTGAAATAGTATTACAAGATTTATCAACAAAATTAAATACTCCCATTACAATGCCTATAAGTGGTTTAAAATCAAGTATTGGTGCTCTTGAAATAAATAATGGTCCCTTTGCGGGATTAAAGTTATTTGTAAAACCAGATGCAAGCAAAAATTTAAATACAGATCAACAAGAATCTCTTCATGCTTATTATATTGCAACTATATTTAATAAACCAAATACAGAATTTAGTACAGATGATGTTATTCAATATGGTCAAAAAGATGTAAGAAGTAAATATTCTGCAAAAGAATTAATAGAAATTGCAAGTGCTGGTTGGATAAAATCAGCAATATTAATTGCTCAAACAATATATTCTAAATATGCTGGAAACAAGTATTTGGTTGTTCAAAGATCAAAATCAAAATTTGTTGACAATATTTCTCAAGCTTTTAAAATATTAAATAATAAAAATGCAGTAAGTATTAATCAAGATAAATGGAATCCTGCAGATATATGGTGTGTTGATCCAAGTCTTATCTCATTTGATTTTTCTAAATTTTCGACTTTAGATGAACTTAATGATTGGATATTAGAAAAATTTAATACTAAAGATTTATTGCCAATTTCATTAAAACAAACAAAGAAAAATCCAAAGTTTGAAATTAAAAATCTTGAAAGAAAAAATAAAACTATTATTTTTAGCAATTATGATTTAGGAAAAGTATCATATACTAATTCACTCGATATGAATGTTTATTATAATAAAGATAATATTATACAATTTAGAAATTTTGGTCGTCCAGAAAATATTGCTGGAGAAATCAGCGGTAAAGGTGCTGCAGCAGGTAAAATAGGATTTTCTATTATTGATCAATTTTTTAAAAAATATACAAAGAGATATATTAAAATATTACATTCAAAAGATATTGCAAAGCAATATACAATAAATCCTGATAAATTTTTATCTGAATTATACAATCAGGCAATTAAATTAGATTCAAGATTAAAGTCAACCTCTCTTTCTGATTTCATTAAAGAAATAAAGTCAAAAAAGAATGAACTAACATATATAATATCTAAATATCAAGTAACTCAATTGGCACAAATGCTAGATAGTATGAATAATATGACTAAGAATAAACTTATTGGTGATATTATTTCTTATGCAGGATCTGAATTAGATTCAAGTTCGGTATATATTAAGGTATCTGAAGGATAATCATGCAAAAATTTAGACAATATATAACTGAACAAAAAAATACTCATATGACCCACATGGAAGATTCTGTAATTTATGGTGGAGTGAACGGAGCACGTCAAGCAATTAATGGATTGCGTAGTTTAAGAGATATGCTATCTGGCGTTCATGATGGATTTATATCTGTTAAATGGGATGGTGCACCTGCTATTTTTGCTGGTAATGATCCTCGTGATGGAAAGTTTTTTGTTGCTAAAAAAGGCATTTTTAATAAAGATCCAAAGGTATATAAAACAGATAGTGATGTTGATGCTGATACGTCTGGTGATCTTGCAATTAAATTAAAACAAGCACTTAAATATTTGCCCAAATTAGGTATTAAAGGTGTATTACAAGGCGATTTCTTATATTCAAGATCAGATATTAAAAAAGATAAAATTGATGGGCAAGAATATATAACATTCCATCCAAATACTATTGTTTATGCTGTACCTATTAATACACCAATGGCTAATGAAATATTAAAATCTCAAATTGGTATTGTTTGGCATACATCCTATAGCGGTAATACATTTGAAACTATGAAGGCAAAATTTGGTGCGGATGTTTCTAATTTAGCAAAATCAAGTGATGTCTGGTCGCAAGATGCTGTTATTAAAGATCTAACGAATGCTACATTATCTAAAAAAGAAACAGATAATATTAATAATAAACTTTCTGAAATTGGTGTTCTATTCAATAAAATATCAGGTAATGTTCTTCGTCAAATTGAACAAAATAGAGAATTGGCTCAAACAATTGAAACATTTAATAATACGTATGTTCGTAAAGGTGAATACATAATTGATACGACAAAACATACAAATAATTTGATTAAATATATTAAAGATAAATTTCAAAAAGAAATTGATAAACGTTCAACACAAAAAGGTAAAGATGTACAAATAACAAAACGTGATGAATTTCTATCATTCTTTAGTCCTGAAAATAAAAACAATATAAAACTTATTTTTGATCTACAAAAATTAATTGTTGAAGCAAAATTAATACTTTTAAATAAATTACATGAATTAAATAATATTGGTACCTTTATTAAAACAAATAATGGATATAAAGTAACTGGTCAAGAAGGATATGTAGCAATTGATCAATTAACTGGTGGAGCACTTAAGATTGTTGATCGATTGGAGTTTTCTTATAATAACTTTTCGCCAGATGTACTTAAAGGATGGCAAAAAGTATGAAATTTGAAATAAAATCATTTAGTAATTATCTTACTGAAGAATCAAATACGATGTTCTTTACCTTTGGTAGGTTAAATCCTCCTACCATTGGTCATGGCTTATTGCTTGATAAATTAAAAAAACTTTCAGGTTCAAATCCATATAGAATATACCTTTCACATTCAGAAGATAAAAAGAAAAATCCGCTTTCTTATAGTGATAAAATAAAATTTGCACGTAAAATATTTCCAAAGCACGCAAGAAATATTATTTTTGATAATACAGGTAAAATAGTAAACGTATTTAAAATTGCTGATGCTCTTTATTCAGAAGGCTTTACATCAATTGCAATGGTTGTTGGATCAGATCGAGTTCGTGAATTTGATATATTATTAAATAAGTATAATGGTGAAAATCGTAAAGATGGTTTTTACAAGTTTGAGGTGATTAAAGTACTTTCTGCTGGCGAAAGAGATCCTGATGCAGAAGGCGTATCTGGAATGTCAGCTTCAAAAATGAGACAAGCTGCAATTGATAATGATTTTATTTCATTTAATAATGGCATACCTGATGCATTATCAAATGATGAAACAAAAAATCTTTTTAATCTCATTCGTAAAGGAATGGGACTTAAAGAACGTATTGAATTTCGTAATCATTTAGAATTAAAAAAGGTATCTGACATAAGAGAGAAATACATATTAGGTGATATCTATCAAATTGGTGATCGAGTTGAAGTGAAAGAAACTAATGAACTTGGTACAATAACAAAACGCGGTACAAACTATTTGATCATCCTTCAAGACAATGGTGAAAGCATAACAAAGTGGCTGCACGATGTAAATGAAGTAAAAGAAGCTAAAAAACGTGAAATGCCACTTTCTAAATACACAAAAAAATATCATCAGATGTATGGTGAAGACTCAAATCTTATAGAAGCAGATGTTAAGAATGCTCTTCAAACTAAATCAAAAGAAACTGGCATTTCATATAATATATTAAAACAAGTGTTTGATCGTGGTTATGGCGCATGGAAATCATCACATCGTCCAGGTACTAATCCAACTCAATGGGGATTAGCACGTGTGAATTCATTTGCCACTGGTGGCACTACCCAAAAAACAGCAGATGCTGATCTTTGGAAAAAACATAAAGGTGGATAATCATGCAAAAATTTAGACAATATATAACTGAAGCAAAAGCACCACGCTGGAAAAAGGCGGGTCCTAATGGTGAAATTGAAGCTACCATTGGTGGTCATAAGTATAAGATCGAAAAAGCTTTAGACTTTAATGAGCGTCATAGAGGTGAATTTCATGTTTACGTTTGGGATAGAGGCGCCTGGCAGTGGGAAAACACTCTATACGGTAAAGACAATGCCAAAAATTGGATTATGAGCACAATATCAGTACAAGAAGGTTCAGGTTCTGAAACTTGGGAAGCCGGTTATAAACGCCGTGTCGTAAAGACTACTAGTCCTGAGCATAAAGAACAAGGTTATAGTTGGAGAATCAAAGGTAAAGACGTAACAAAGGATTTCATATGAAAACGTTTTTTAATATTCGCGAAGCATTTAAAAAGGAAGTTACTGAAGCTCCAGAAGATGATATGCCAGCATCTCCTGATGAAGCATCTATGGCATTAGATCAAGCTAAGTTTATTGCTTACGTTGCTGAAGAAATCATGGATTATATTGAAGGTGAAAATGAATTTCCTGAATGGATGCAAAATAAACTTTCCGGCCTTCATGAAAAAGCAAAAGATATGCATGCTGTAATGGCAGGTAAGTACAATGAGACTAATGAATCAGATGCCAATTGGGCCAAGTCAATGGAAAAGCAAAAGTTTGACCGTTTGAGCAAAAAGGATCAAGAGGCTTTAATGAAGTTACGTGATCTTATGGCTAAAGAAAAAGGTAAAAAGAAATAATGTTAACCTTTTTAGAATTTGCTGAAGGTTCAGAGTCTTGGGAGGCCGGCTATAAACGTCGTGTTGTAAAGACTACAAAGCCTGAGCATAAAGAACAAGGTTATAATTGGAGAATCAAAGGGAAAGATCGTCCTGAGATTTCTATTAAATTATATAAAGAAAAACCTGATTTTGAAGAATTTAAAAAACAAATGCGCAGAGTTGCAGGACATGAGTTTGGCGGTTAAAGATGCATAGCTTTCTAAAACATATTAGCGAAAGATTTGGCGAATACGAAGGTAAACAAGTACCACTCGAACAGCCAATGATATATCCAGTAAAAGAAGAACCTGAATTAAATTCTCCAAAAAGATCTTCAGGTGATAAAAAATATGTTGTATATGTTAAAAATCCTGAAACTGGAAATGTTAAAAAAATAGAATTTGGTGATGAAAAAGGTGGCCTTACAGCAAAAATAAACGATCGAGAGGCTGCAAAGAATTTTGCATCCCGACATAATTGTGATACAAAAACAGATAAAATGACTCCAGGATATTGGTCATGCCGTCTTCCACAATATGCTAAAGAACTCGGACTCAAAGGTGGAGGATCTTACTTCTGGTAGGATAATAACGATTAATGGAAAAAGATTTTTTAAAACCATACTGGGAAGATGGTGAAATTAGAACATTTGATACTAATTGCGATGATGAAGAATATGTATGGCATAAAGATCTTGAAAATAGAGAAATAGAAATATTAGAAGGAAATGGTTGGCAATTTCAATTTGAAGGTTGTTTACCTTATCTTTTAGAAAAAGG